CTTTAGTCAATTTTTTAAGTTCAAAAGGTGTTTCAACTTCTACAGATGTTCATGAGAACATAGGTAAGGTGTTGATTGCTTTGTCATCATCTAATTTCGATAATGTTGAAATTCTAAAACACAAGCTAAGTGAACTGTACAGCTACCAGCATAGAAATGAACAAACAACAACTACTAGAATAAGAGAACTATTGAACACAGTTGATTCAATCAGTGACGATGCTGAGTTTGCAACAGTACTGAATACGCTAGACACGTCACTATCTGTAAAATGTGTAATTAATATTTGCAAGCGAATGATAGGTAGATTGACAGAGATGATTGTTTGCAAGTTTCTTAAAATTGTATCTCATCCAGAGTACAACAAACACTATTTAACTAATGTGATCTTGGAAAGACAAGTGCAAGCACTGAGTCTGCCTGGGAAAATTAAGGATTCGATGATGATGAAACCAGATGCCATAGTCTGTATGTCCAAATTCCATTTTGAAATGCTGTGCACTGAACTTGGATTGGAGAATGAATTTACTTCACTATCTGGGCCTAAGGCATCTGTTGATGTGTATTATCCATCCCCTCAAGAAATATTGAAGACAAAAGATATTCAGATGATCAGAGATGCCGCAACTGTCAACAGTCTTGAACTAAACGGTAGTAGTTCAAATCCACTCACAGCACGCCTTGACTTTGAACAAACACACCAGCTGTTCAGAATAACCAATTCTTTACAAGGGCCTCTTCATTTCTTCAAACAAATGAATGAATATAATCCACTAGAGGACGTGATGATTTGTTTTGAAGTGGGTTACAACAAAAACCAAAAGCAGTCAAAACAAGATAAAGATGTGTGGAAATATCCTTTTTTATCTTGCCTGCATGGTTCTGGAATGGATGTTAGAATGGTCTCCATAGTCATCGATGCAGTTGAAATGGTTGAACTCAATGATAAGGTCAAAACAGGAACTGTTGCGACTTCCGAGATGATAGACACCGTTAATTCTCTAAATGACATGATGGGAATGATCAAACCCAAACAATTTGGAAAATCATCAAATGACATTTCACACTTGCTAAATGATGCCAAAGTGGAAAACAATTCTGATACATTGCCCTATAGTATGATTTCTGGAGATATAACTGACAATATGATCAAAGACTCAGTGGATAAACTCAGAGATGTTATAATTGTTCCAAGAGTTGTTGAGATGGAAAAACCTGACTTTAATATGTTTATAGATCCAGTCATAACAATACTTAAAAAATTGCATGGTAGCAAAGACGCACTGGACTTAATATCTAATGTGACATCTGAAGAAACAGCCAAAACAATGTGTGAAATGTTTATTGATTTGAGAGTGAGCAATCCATCTGACTTTTTGACAGATATAAGTGCCTATGGTGCAGGAGGTCCGCAAGGCCCTCAAAACTCCAAACTGTGGCATGTTTTGGAACCATTGACCAGATCAGATCAATACTTTAAAAAGGGTAATGGGGCAGGAAAGTTTTTTTTGAAACAATTGAGATCATTTGAGTCAAGCAGCACCTTGGAACACTTATTTCTAGTGGAAAAACTCTGTGACAAAACAGTGCAAATGAGGAGAACACAAACAGAGGTGGTTAAATCGCAAATGGGGAAAATGATAAATCATGAAGAGAAACCTAAAAGAATCAGCACATCTTTTCAGTATTCAGATCAACAGAGATTGGTAAAAACCCTCAAATTGAGTGCCTTGCAAAGATTGAACATCTGTGCAGATGATTGTCAAGGCATTTCCACTATTATGACCATGTACGATTGTGACACTCTTCAGCGAAAGACACAAGACCACTCCATAGTAAGTGCCATAAGTGCAGCACGTTCATACAAAGCTGGATCAAAAAATGTTAAAACATATCTACCAGGATCTAACAATAAATTTCCCATTGTACATGATCTTCCAAGTGCACTTCACAAATTCAGCAAGCTGACTATAAATAAGTCTCGTGTTATAAAAGTGGGAATCATTTCTTCTGCGGATCGTGGAGAATCAATCAAAACAAAATGCTACACAACAGCTAAATCCCATGGTAGCAGGCAAAAAAGCAAACAAAACACCATAAGAAAAATCATAGATCAGTTAAAAACTCATCATGAATCGATTGTTAACTTGTCAGGAACAGGAGAGGTGCAATTTAGTCCTACAAACACAAAATCTGTCATTGAATCACCATTTAAGCCGTTTGTCAACTCAAACGATATGACAAAATCTTTGGTTTCTAACCTGCTTCATGAATTCACAGAGAAAGACACCTGTGGACTTGCAAAGCTCACAAAGAACAAAAATGACAAACAACTTAAAAAACAACTGAAACTTGTGTATTCAACAATGGTTGATGAAGTTTGGGCATTAACCAGCTTTAGTCAACTAGTGATGTCTTCAAACAACAAACCTTTAACAACAACTTTTGAGAGAAGAGCTAAAAGCCTATTGCAATGGATACACACAGAGTCATGCTCTGATGAACAATCCATAAATGATTGGGTTGATGTGTTTAAGACCATTGTCAATCAATTGTTTGAAACCAAAGAATGTGATTGCAGCTCAAAAGACATAAATGTAATAGGCAGCATTTCAATTATGAATGTGAATGTGACATGTGAGAAGCTTTATTGCTGGTGTCAATCTCGTGAACAAAGCAACATGTGGCAGATATTGAATTTACCATCACAATTATTTGTAGGCACTGAAAAAAACAAAGAACCACACGGAATCAACTCAGAATGGAAAGTTCAAATGCTAGTTGCTGTAACACTACTCAGACTTTCAAAACTCTCATTAGACAAAGATGATGGTGAAAACATAGTAAGCGAAGTTGCCTCAAAAGTGCAAGACATGATGGGAAAAACACTAACAGACAGACAAAGAAAATTTAGATCCCTTAAGAATTTATCTTCACGAGTCATTAATAACAATGGTGAAGACGTACCTATGGTACAGAACCCTGGCATGTTTCTCGTGTATAATGAATCAATAACTACATATTTGAGCCTTGATGACACTTTTTACAAGCCGCTTCGAGAGAAAGTAGTTGAAATTCTTGAGAACGTCTCTAGCTCAGATATCAAACCAATAGTCAATGCTGCATTTTGTTTTGTCCTAGATGTGGCACAAGCATGCAATTACTTTGGTGATATTATAATTCCAGCAACAGTAGCAAAAGAAATGCTCAAAATTAAAAAACAATCAAAACAAAAAGTCAGTCATTGCTTCACCATAGGTGATCCTAATTCACCTGTGTCCAATCTTAAATGCATCATAAACGCACCGAAAGACGGTGAAGAAAACTACGAAGTTCTCCTTATACATGACACAACAAAAAATCTCAATGATCCACAAAAAGACTTAAGTGAAGTAACAAGAGTTACAGTCACAGAAGATCAAATGACACCATACCTCAATTCTGCTCCCTTCCTTCTAATGACACTCGTTACCACTTTGGTGACTAAAACCGACTTTGTGGATTTATACCAGAGATCTGCTCTCTCTTCGATTTTAAAAGAAACGATAGAAAGAGGAGTTGAAAAAAAGAGTGTTGAATTGTCAAAGTTATCAATCACAATAAACAAAATGAGCAAAGCATATTTTGATCAAGATCTTACAGAACTAGGAGATGCCCTAAATGAAATGCGTATAACATCAAGAAGCTTAAATTCAAATTTGATACACAAATTATTCACATACACAACAAAAGTGAGTTTTCCTGCTTGCTTAGCTAATGATTCCAATCACAATGTTGTGCTAGAAAATTTGAGATTTTCCATGTCCCAATCATTGGGTTCAATTCATTCAATTCATCTTTTCCCAAAAAAACTGGTAGATCGATCCCGATTTGTGGAGTGTCAAATTCACACTTTGATTATCAAAGCAATAAGTGTTCACTGCATGACAATCAAAAGCACAATTTCACAAAGTGTTAGTTATGACTTCATGTCTCAGGGTTTGTTTATTGATCCAATAACCATGACTTCAGTTACAAAAGAGAGTGAGTGGATGAATGCTATGTATGGCAAGCATCTGTACACTAGAGGATTAATGGATGCGTTTGCATCCAAGCTGGAGGTTATTAGAAGCTACTTGTCAATTCCTAACAGACACACCTATCAAATGTGCATTGCCTATCAAGGAGCTAAACACTGCTTAGAAAAGTGGGTCACTGAACACGACAATCTGTCATTCAGTGAGGCTTCAGATTATCAAGAGTTGCAAATCACTGATCCATGTAAGAAATGTTTACCACATTTAGAAACATATCAATCACTTATACAAGTTCCCATTTTATTTTTAAAGTCAAAAGAAGAGTTGTGGAAATCCATCAGAACCACCTTGCAATATTTCATAGACAACAAAGTTGATTATACGTTTGGGAATCCTTATTACCAACTACTATCTTCTCAAATTTATGAGCAAGAATTTTACAATAAAGAAAAAGCAATGATGGAATTAAATGATATTAAAGAAACACCTGTTTCTGAATTTGCAAATTCAAATTCTTGTATTAAAACATCAAAAGACATCTTCAACCCTCAAGAAGCATTCTTGGAGGCAAACAACAACGTTGCAAGAAACTTCGGAAACAAAGAAAAATTGCCGTTTGGGTCAGTCATAGAAACTCACGCAGGCATGTCTAAAGAAAGCATGGCCAAACAAATAGAAGAACTTAAAGAATATGATGACACATCCATCGCTCAAGTGGCATACATGGTCACTTCCCATCTTGAAAAATTGATCGATGGTATTAGAAAAGAAGAAAACAAATTAATCTCTCCTACTGATTCAAAACCGACATCTTTTAGATCATTGATTTCAGGATCAAACTCTGATATTTCCAGTCTTGGATTCTACATAAGGAAAATGATGACTGTCAACAAAAAATACAAAAGTGAAAAAGAAATCAAAGATAACATTGCCAAAAGACTTGGCAAAACAAATGAAATGAATTTGATTGATTTATTCAAATTTGACAATTATTTTTCGCAAGATGATGATACATCTGATGAGCTGTTTAAAGTGAATGATGATCTAAATTTAACAGGTCCACTCAAAAATCTGGTACAAAAGCTGAAAACATATGAATCCAAGGTCAATGAAACAATTAGGAAAGAAAAGAAAACAGCAGCTAAAAGATATATGTCCTCTGAATCGATCAAACTCAGAATTGAAGCAAGGAAAGAAGTTAAAAGATTTGTATCAAATCATGAGGAAATGTTAGATGAGTTCATAATTATGTTACCAGGAAGAGTGCTAACTAATGAAGAAGAAGACGAGATGAAGCTTCAGAGTAATTTTCTAAGAATTGTTCGCAAACTATTGGGTGAAGTGATTAGTGACGAAGCAAATGATGAACCAGAAGCGTCAATGACTTATGAAGAAATACGTCAAGAAATAGGTCCTAATTATTGTGCATTATCAAACTGGAAAAAGCATGAATCAGAATTCTTACTTCCTATAGTTAATGACGGAAAAGTGGAGCTAGTGTCACTTTCTGAATACTACAATCCCAATGATACACCAGATTTGGAAGAAGACGCTGCACAGTTAATACAATCACTCAGCAATCTAGCCACATACTGTTCTAGTGTGAGCAATGTCCACAAAAAATCTGAAGATTCCACTCTAATAGACATGGAAGAAAAATGCATGAATGAACAAAGAGAATTCATCTCCAAATATGATAACAAACTCACAATGACATCCATAACAGCTTTACTTAAAAGTAGCCAACTTCCAATTGCTGACCTTTTTACTGATACCTTTCCCGCGGCTTCATTCATTGATGATTATGAGATTGTATTACAGCACATATCCAAATCGTACTCCAATGCAGAAAAACTAGCATCCTTATTCCTAACTTACGGAGAGAACTTACCATCTCTTTTAGTAGAAAAAATTAATGTAACAATTGGAACAATGCTCAAATCAAAAAACAAAGCCACATTGGCCAGCATGGATTTAAACAAACTTGATGAAACCACATTACCTTCAAATGGACTTGTGTGTTTGCAGTCTATTCTAGGGTTGGACAAAATGCGGTTAGACACTCACATCAAAAGTTACACTGGATTACAAAAACGTAGCAAAAGCTCGCAAACCTTCAAAAAAAGTGATAGGTCTATATTCGTGCTAGTTGACCACATGGCTTCTGGAGGTTGTTTGAATGCATGGAAGCTGTGCATCAATTTCTTATCCAGTCATGGCAAACACTTTGTGTGGAACATAGCCCCAAAAGCACAGTTCGGTGGATGTAGAGATTTGGTGGTTGGTGATTTACAAACGAAAATATTTATGGGAATGGTAGAGCTTATATCGAAGAAAATTCTTAAAAATTCAGGAAATGATGTGCTGGAACATCCGAAGAAAAAAGCTGACTTGATACATGAGCACAGAGACAAATTCAGGGAAAGAGCCGG